TATACCGCTGGAGTATCAACCAGCGACATCATTAGGAGAATCAGTGGCGACATTCACAGCGATTGTGACTGCTCACGCGGACGAGGCGGGGATGCTTCGGACGGTTGCTGCACTTCTCTCCCAGACTAGACCACCAGATGAAATCATTGTTCTTGCTTCTGACACTCCTTGTGAGATTGCGAGAAAGCTCTACACTGGTGCTACATTCTATGCAGAACCGAACCTCAACGATTGGGGACACCAGAAGCGAGCCAAGGGGCTTGACCTGGCGACATCTGATTACACGGGCTGGTTCAACCACGACGACTCCTACGACAAGACGTACATCCAAAAGATGATGGCGAATGAAGACAGCGATGTTGTCTTCTGCGGGTGGAGCAAGTCCTCCACTCCAAACTTCAGTAGCGGCAGCTCAACCTCTGGGAATTACATTGTTAAGACATCTTATGCTCGCAGCGTAGGGTACAAGGATCGCCACTACGAGGCGGATGGAACATTCATCAACGGTCTTGCGGGTCACGGTGGAAAGATCACAAGGGTCGAAGAAGTATTATATTTCCACAATGAGGTAAGAGATTGAAAACAGCAGCGTGGCAGCGTAAAGAAGGTCAGAACCCAAAGGGTGGCCTCAACGCAAAGGGTCGTGCCTCGTACAAGGCGCAGACTGGCGGCACATTGAAAGCCCCAGTCAAGAGCGGAGATAATCCGCGACGCGCCTCGTTCCTCGCCAGAATGGGAAACAACCCTGGCTCGGAGCGTGACAGTAAGGGGAAGCCGACCCGACTCCTTCTGTCCCTCCGAGCTTGGGGTGCATCTAGTAAGCCTGATGCTCGCGCAAAGGCGCGTGCCATCAGTGCTAGACTAGACAAGTCCAAGGCTTGAAGCCGCTCGATAACGATATTGCTAGGGATCTCGCCCGTGGCAGGAACGACATTAAGTTCTTCGCAGAACGATGGCTAGGAGTAAGGGGGAACCCTGGGCAAGTCAGATGGTGGGAAGCGTGTGCGGAGCGTGATGATACTGGTTACCGACCAAGGTATATCACGACCGTTGTCTCAGCAGGGAACCGTGCAGGAAAGACTCTTGCTATGGCTGTTGTGTGCCTCCATCACGCGCTATATAAATTAGGGCTTGCCAGCCCAGAGGCATCCGACCCACAGTCCTACAAGCGATGGAGCGACACTCCGTACGAGTGGTACCACGTAGGCATCCAGCAGGAGACCGCAGAGTTGGTCTTCCGAGAGATCGAGACCTTGCTTGGTGGGAGCCACCCAGCGCAGAAGGGTCGCGGATGTGCTATAATCAAAGAGCTTGGCAAGGTCATTGATACCCAGAAGCGGTATCGCGGAGAGTATGCGTGGGTCAAGTTCAATCCCGTGGTCGGCGGCGCAAGCATCCACTTCCGTACTACTCAGGACCGAGCCAAAGCACTCCTCGGCAAAGATATGAACGGCATCTCATTTGACGAAGCGGCCTTTGAGCCGCACTTGCTGATGATCTACCAAGAGGTGCTGAACCTCCGCCGACTCTCCACTGGTGGTCCACTCCACTTCATCGGGACACCAAGCGAGGGCATCAACGATTACGCCGAACTCTGGGAGAAGGGTAATCTGGAGAACCCAGCAAGGGATGAGAAGTTCATCAGCTTCCGACTCTCCACCCGCGACAACATCGGCTACGGACTGACGCAGGAAAACTTTGATGATGTTGTCCGCCAGCAGGCAGAGTACCTGATCCCACAGAACATTGACGGATACTTCATTGAAGCCCGCGATGCATTCTTCTGGAGCCAGTCAGTCCTTGCGTTGTACAAAGATCTTGAGGATGACGTTAAGCCAACCAGAAACCATCGCTACATCCAAGGCGTAGACCCTGGCATCTCACACGATGCAACGTGGGCAATCACGCTGAACATCACCGAGCGCAATAAGATTCGCGGTGTGCGAATCAGGAAGCGCGGCGGGAAGCAGAGCATCTCTGCGGTTGTGAATATGGTCCGAGAGGGGCATCTTCTCTACAGCCAAGACGGAGCCTTCTGCACCACCATCGTGGACTCCACGGGGCTGGGTGGCAGACTCTTCCAGCAAGAGTTCTCAATGATTCGCCCACTCCGAGGATTTGACTTTGGAGGCACGAAGGCGAAGAAGGTAGAACTTCTTAACGACCTTAAGGCAGTAATCGACAAGGGCCAGTTGGAACTTCCGATGGGCGGTCCTTGGGATGAACTTAGGAGACAATTACTTATCTACAAGCTAGACGACAAGAAACTGGAACAAGACGCCGTAATGGCGCTGGCAATCGCAGTGCGACACGCGCTGCGGAATCCTGAGAAGGGCGTAGAGAATCCGACCTTCACCTATTTTGGAGCAAGTGACTGATGGCTAAAGTTCGTAAGATCCCAGCAGCGTTCGAGGGAACACGTGGAATCCCAGCGCAGTATACGACCGACCCAGATATTGCCACACCAGAACAGATTGCCTCTATCGGCAAGGCTCTTGACAAGGCGAAGCAGATTCGCCTTGGAAAGCGCGTCCTAACCCCTGTTGCCAAGGGAGCGCCAATTGCTACCGCGCCAACAAAGATCAACATCTCTGGTGGGGATATTCAGTCTGCCCCATCGGGTATTCCAAACGTCTCAGTCTCTGGTCGAGGAAACATCAACTTCCGAGCCAACATCTCCGCTGACCGAAGCAAGCGCGCTCCAGGAGCATTCGGCTCTGGCCTGCTCGGCGCAAAGGGTACAATTCGGATTCAGCCAAATGTAGACAAGCTGTCCCCTTCGGAAGCCGCGTCCCTCAAGATGCTGGAGTCCTCACTTGTTGCACAGGAACTAGATCCGAAGCAGAGCGACGACTACACGCTCCTTCAAGAGATCCTTGGTCGCAAGCAGTTGGTTGACCCAGAGCAGAACCGCCTCAAGGCGCTGTTCCGCCGAATGGACAACCTCTACCATCCAGAGACGATGACCCTCGGTGGTGCAGACCACTGGTCAGAAGACCCAAGCGCACGCCTCGCTGGACGCGCCCACGTCTCCGTCAATATCCATCACGCCTATGTTCAGATCCCAGCCGCCATTCAGGCGGTACGACCTGTCATCAACTACGTCCCAACTGGCTCCACGAAGGAAGACCGCATTGCGGCATCCTACCGTGAGCAGTTGTTCTTCCGTTGGTGGGAATCCAACGATATGGACCTCCAAATGGAGCAGGCTGCACTGCTCAAGGAACTCTACGGTCACACCGCCGCCAAGATCTATTGGGACCCAATTGAGCGAGTACCGAAGATCTCTATCATCGAGCGACCTGAGAACCTGTATCTCGGCTTCGGAAACAGTGACTACAACCGCCTAGACTGGGCGCTCTACACCTACGGAATGTCGCCACAGTCCATCCAAGAGGACTACGGCGTTGACGTAATCCCTGTGAAGCAGGGCGAGAAGTGGTTCCCGTACACGAGCCGTGGCAGCCACGCTGACCCAATCGGCAACGTGTGGGCGAACGCCTTTGAGCGCAACCCACTCCGCCGCGAGACTGCCTACGAGCAGATGCAGGTGGAAGTCTACGACTACTGGTACAAGGTACCAAAGGGTGCGGGCAAGGCTCCGCTTGTCTACAACGCCATCTACGTTGGGAACACGCTCGTCAAGAACGAAGCGCACCCAGAGTACGGCGGACAAATCCCTTACATCCACCTTCCAAACGGCAAGATCCCAGGCAGCCCATACGGCAAGCCTGCGCTCTATGACCCAGAGCAGCTCCTCCGCGAGAAGGACGAGCGCATCACCGCAATGGCGCAGATGATCCAGTCCATCGTGGGCGGACAGATGTGGCAGTTGGTCGGTGCTGAGGCTCCTGACGAGGTACCACCGAACGCGCTGCCAAAGCCTGGTCGTGTGGCAACCCCTGGACCTGGCAACGAACTTCGTGCCATTCAGCCATTCATTCCTCAGTTCCAGATTGAGGCATATGTTGCACGGATCGACCGAGAGTTGACCGTTGCAACTGGCCTCAATGACCTGCTGCTCGGACTTGCTCCAGCACAGGTACTTGGCTCATCCCGTGCCATCGCGGCACTTATTGCTAACTACGAGTCACGACTCGCACCAAAGCGCAAGGTGTACTACGCCTGGTTGAAGAAGGTGTGGGAGATGTGCGCTCGCATCTGGGAAGCAAAGGACCCTGGGGTCAAGTCGCTCATTGCGGGAGAATACCGCATTGAGATCGTTGCCCCAGAACTCACCCCACGAGACACGCTGGAACTTGCCAGCACCGCGATCAACCTCGTACAGAACCGACTCTGGTCGGCTGAACGTGCGATGGACCGCGTTGGCGTGGAAGATCCGATGGGCGAGAAGGAACTCATCCGTGATGAGCAGACCGACGCCACGCTGAACCCAGCCGCAGTTGCCACGATGACACAGGTCATTGGGCAGATGCAGCAGATGCAACAGGGTCAGCAGCAGGCGTCACAGGCTGCAATGGAGCAGCAGATGATGATGACGCAGCAGCAGGCGCAGAACGCCCAGCGAACGCTGACTTCACCAGTACCTGGAGACCAGTCTCTAAACCAGCCAGAGAATCAGGCGCAGTTGCCGCCAGAGGCTAATGCTGCAAACGCCCCACTTCCAGGAGAACAGAACCTCCTGCCAATTCCAGCAGGAACTAATGAGGTGCAAGCATAATGGCACGACGAGGACGATTCGGTCGATCTGAAACAGGATCATCAAACCTATCCGCGACGATTGCGGCGCTGATCCGTCAGCAGCG